CGGAAACAAATGTATTTGAAGTTCCTTCAGTTTCTTTAGATGATACTGATTTAACATCACCATTTAATGATCCTTGGTATTACGCATTGTTTGATAATAACGGTGGTGGGGCTTATAGTGGGTTTTCATTTTTTACATTTGTTAGTGGTTTAACATTAACTAACCCAATTACTACAACAACAACTACATTAGCACCAACACCTACACCAACTCCGGTTAATCCTTGTGTAACACCGGTACCAGTTATAACACCAACACCAACACCAACTCCGGTTAAAGTTGATTGTTATTCTGGTCAAGTTATTGGTAAAATTTACTACTATACTGGTACTTCATATACAGATTATGATGATTTAGTAATTGCAACATTAAGATCAAGAGGTATTGCAACTTATGCCGATTCAAATAACCCAGTTTATGAAATTAGTGATTTTAATAACGTAACATTAAATATGAGTGGTGAATATTCTGGCGTTAGTAAAAATCCATATTTACCATTTGCTATTAATGCAACAAATGATGCTGGTGTTGATTTCACATTTGAAACTTCATTTAGTATAAACGATTCACAATACATCTCAAAAGTATTTGGAACTAGTAATTTTGGTAAACCAAGAAATGTAAACCCATTATTTTTGGAAGAAAGATTCCAGTCATTATTAAACTATGCTTGGAGGAAAGGATATATTAGAGGTTTATCATCTCAAATTGTTGCTCTTGATTCTGCACAAAGTGGTGAAAGTGATTCAATTGGTTGGTATTTAGATAGATACCAAACACCATCATCACCTTGGGTTGTATCCGAGTTAAGAGGTTCAAAAGTATTTAACTTATTTAAGTTCTATACAATATCTGATGGTAATTCAGCAAACACAGAAGTTAAAATTTCAATTTCTGATATTTCATTTGCAAACGAAACATTTACAGTTTTAGTTAGAGATTATTTTGATACAGATTCAAATCCAATTGTTATTGAGAAATTTACAAATTGTTCTATGAATCCTTCAGAAAATAGTTTTATAGCTAAAAAAATTGGAACATTAGATGGTGAATATGAATTGAAATCTAAATACATTATGGTTGAAATGAATGAGGATGCACCAGTTGATGCACTACCTTGTGGATTTGACGGTTTTGTTACTAGACAATATGATGGTGTTGTTTCGCCATTCCCAATTTATAAAACTAAATATGATTTCCCAGGTGAAATTATCTACAATCCACCGTTTGGTTTCTCAACAGGTGGTGATGATGCTTTAGTTTCTGGTGGTGATAATATTAGAAGAACATATTTAGGTCTAGGTTCATTCTGGGGATTTGATTCAAGCTTCTTTGAATACAAAGGAAAAAGAAATCCAATCTCTACTTGTGATATAGATGGTTTTGACTGGAACACAAAAACAAGAGGTTTCCATATGGATAAAAATGCAAGTGGAATTACAATTAGTGGTCCATTTACAACAAGTGGTACTCCAAGATTCTACGTTGGTAATGCACCATTTAGTTCTGAACCAGTTCTTGACTCAAACCCATATTATAGATTATTTGCTCGTAAATTTACTTTATTTGTTCAAGGTGGATTTGATGGATGGGATATTTATAGAGAATATAGAACTAATGGTGATAAATATGCGCTAGGTCGTCAAGGATTCCTTAATGGTGCTTGTCCTAGTGATAGATACCCAAATGCTACTGGATGGGGTGCATTTAAACAAATTGCGCTTGGTGATGGTACAAGAGATTGGGGTAATACCGATTACTATGCTTATCTATTAGGTATTAGATCATTTGCAAACCCAGAAGCGGTAAATATCAATGTATTTGTATCACCTGGTATTGATGTTCAAAACAACTCTGATTTAGTTGAGAATACAATTGATATGATTGAAAACGAAAGAGCTGACTCATTGTATATCACAACACTACCGGATTATCAATTGTTCTCACCAACAACAACTGGTGGTGACGGTTTAATTTATCCACAAGAAGCTGTTGATATATTGGAAGAAACAGGAATTGATTCTAACTATACTGCAACATACTACCCTTGGGTATTAACAAGAGATAGTGTAAATAATACACAAATCTATATTCCAGCAACAGCTGAGGTTACAAGAAACTTAGCACTTACTGATAATATAGCATTCCCTTGGTTCGCAGCTGCTGGTTATACTCGTGGTATTGTAAATGCGGTTAAAGCCCGTAAGAAGTTGACACAAGAAGATAGAGACGTTCTTTATATTGGTAGAGTCAACCCAATTGCAACATTTGCCGATGTAGGTACTGTAATCTGGGGTAATAAAACTCTACAAGTAAGAGAATCTGCTCTTGATAGAATTAACGTAAGAAGATTGTTATTACAAGCAAGAAAATTAATTTCTGCTGTTTCTGTAAGATTGTTATTTGATCAAAACGATGAACAAGTAAGACAAGACTTCTTAAATGCTGTTAATCCAATCTTGGATGCTATTAGAAGAGATAGAGGTTTATATGATTTCCGAGTAACTGTTTCAAGTGATACGGAAGATTTAGATAAAAACCAATTAGTTGGTAAAATCTATATTAAACCTACTCGTTCGTTAGAATTTATTGACATTACATTCTACATTACACCAACCGGTGCTTCGTTTGAAGATGTGTGATAAAATAAATAAATTAAAGAAAATGGGGGTCATTGATCCCCATTTTTTATTTCTAATTCAAATTTTAAAGACCCACAATCCCAAATTCGATCAAAATTTTTAATCTGCATTATTTCCCATTCAGTTTGGTCATTACTATAACCTTCTTTAATTAAAACATCTTTACGGTAGTTAAATCTATGATGTCTCTTTAAAAAATGTTTCGTATCTAAATACCAATAATTTGGTGTTGTTAGTTTAATGAAATTAAAACCATTTTTAGAATATACTGTATTATTTGGGTTTATACCGGACCATCTAGCATCAGCAAATGTAATGATTTTTTTTACTTTCATTTTTTTTACAAAAAAATTGAGAAGTTTTGAAAACCCACCTACAATATTTAATCCCAGTTTGGTACAGAACCTAACTAATTCATATTCATTTTCATCCTTTTTAGTATTACCAAGAACTTTTCTTTTATTAGCAAATGTCATCACACCAACTAACTCATTTTGATAAAACAATCCATATCTAAATTTATCAACAGTATCACTTTGTATATGATTTATATTGATAAACTCTTTGGATTCTTTTTTTGTAATTTCTTTTAATTCACACTTTCTAGCGTAAATAGATTTGTTAAGTCCAATTAAATTTGAAATTCTTGAAATAACAATTTCTTTTTTTTGTAGGATTTCATCTTCAAATATCTGTAATAACTTTATCCCTTTTTGATCTGCAAGTTTTGTTTTATTTATATGGTAAACTTTGTCCTTACGGCCATTTATTTCGGAATGGTAGTAATGACCATTTATTTCAATCCCAATGTTGTGTTCCGGTAAATAAATATCAATTTCACCACCACATAATAATTTTCTAACATTATCAATATGTGAAATATTATTTTTATTTAAAAAATCTTTTAAAACAAGTTCTAATGATGAATTTTTATCGATTGGGTTACATTTCCTACAAATTGGGGTTTTACCCGAACCTAATAATGTACTTGTAAATATATGGTTACACTTCAAACATTTAAAATTATATGATAATGAAGTATTTTTATTTTTATTGACAGTATAGTCATCAAGTAGTTCTAAATCATATCCATTAAGTTTTGGTAATAAATTTTTTAAATGTTTATCTCTAAAAGTTTTTTTTAATTTATCAACAAATTCTTTTTTGTGCATAGGGAACTCAACACCATATTTTTTTAAAAAAATTTCTTTCTTCTTGTTTTGGAACTCTTGAGTTTTAAATATACTATCAACACCGTATTTTTTAATCATTGATTTTTTACTTTGGTTAATTCGATGATTAATGTTTTTATCCATATTATTCCAGATTTTACGACATTCATCTGAACAAATTTTTTTTTGATGTTTAATTCTTTCATTAAAAATTTTATTACATACCAAACAAGTCCTATCTTCTCTAACCGATAGGTCTTTTTGTTTACCAATAGTTTTATTTTTTTTTGCATTAGCAAAATAACAAGTCCTACCACAAAATTTCTTGTCCCTATGTTTGAAATCTGCGGCAAATAATTTTTTACATTCTCGACATTCTAATTCAATCTTCATTGGAAAAATATATATGTTAATAACCAAGTGGTCTCTACAATATAAATATAATATAAATTTCAAAAATACAAAATATTTTCCATTTTTTATTTACGATATATTTATTATTATGAATTACAAAAATTTAGTAAAACGAATTGTTGAAGAAGTCCAAAGTAATGATTACGGATTAAAATATTACGCATTTGATTGGGATGATAATTTAATGAAAATGCCAACTGAAATTATTTTACTTAATGAAGATGGTAATGAGGTTGGTATGTCAACAGAAGATTTTGCCGAATATAGGACTGAAATTGGAAAAGAACCATTTAATTATAATGGAGAAATGATTGTTGGTTTTGCAGAAGATCCTTTTAGATATTTTAGAACATTAGGTGATAAAAAATTTATGAAGGACATTGAAACGGCTCCACTTGTTAGAGGACCCTGGAATGATTTTGTGGAAGCGATAAATTCCGGATCAATATTTTCAATTATCACAGCAAGAGGACATCATCCAAATACACTTAAAAAGGGTGTATATAAATTAATTAAAATGGGTAGGGGTGGTCTTAATATGAATAAATTAATTAATCGTCTAATGGAATATAGAAGACAAATGGGACTTAAATCAGTAAATGATCCGGAATGGTTAATTAAAGATTATCTTGATAGATGTAGATTTTATCCTGTATCATATGGTGAGGGCTCGGCCACAAATCCTGAAGAAGGAAAAATTAAAGCGATGGAAGAATTTATAAGTTATGTGAAAAAGATTTCATTAAGACTTCAAAAGAAAAATTACAAATTCATAAATGATGTTAGTAACAACTTTGTTCCTTTTACTCCAATGGTTGGTTTTTCAGATGATGATATAAGAAATGTAATATCTATGAAAAAACACTTTGAAAAGAAAGATGATAATATTTTAAAAACTTATCATACAAAAGATGATGAGAAATATATGTTTGAACAATTAGTTAATAGGATTTTAAAGAAAATTAAATCAAAGTAAATAGAAAAATTTTTATAAAGCTAATATTTATAATAAAAACAAAAATAAAATAAAAAATTAAAAACTGAAATTATGGCTGATTTGTTAATGAAAATGCCTATACCTTACGAACCGAAAAGGGAGAACCGTTGGATTTTGAGATTTCCATCGTCATTAGGAATAAATGAGTGGTATGTTGAGAGTACCTCAAGACCTAAATTAAAAATTGCAACAACTGAAATACCATTTTTAAATACCTCAACTTATGTTGCTGGTAGATTTAACTGGGAAGAAATTTCAGTTAAGTTTAGAGACCCAATTGGTCCGTCAGCGTCACAAGCGGTTATGGAATGGATTCGTTTATGTGCTGAGTCCGTAACTGGTCGTATGGGTTATGCCGCTGGATATAAGAAAAATGTTGATCTTGAAATGCTTGACCCAACCGGTGTTGTTGTTGAGAAGTGGATATTAGAAGGGGCTTTCTTAACTGGATATGATGGAGGTTCATTGGATTATTCAAGCGATAAAATCGCTGGAATTTCTTCAAACATCCGTATGGATCGTTGTATATTAGTTTATTAATTTTTTACATACCCTTTACAACCAAAATTTAAATCCATATATTTATTATAAAATAGATATATGGATTTTTCTTTTTTTACAACTGATAATAAATCTGGTTATAAAACCAATGAAAAATGGTTAGAAAAAAATCAACCGGAACTCTATAATAAAATTATTAGTAATTCAAATTCAACACAACCAGATATAAATTTCAAAGAAAAAATATATTTTTATTTTCATAACTTAACCGAAAGACCAAAATGTTTAAAATGTGGTACCGAAGTTAAATTTAGAAATAGATTTGATAAACCATATGGTGATTTCTGTTCATTAACTTGTGCTAACAACAATAAGGAAGAACTAGTTAAACGACAAAAAGAAACATTCAATAAAAAATACGGTGTTGATTTCTATCCACAACATAAGGAATTTATTTTCAAACAGAAAAAAACAAAATTGTTAAATTATGGTAATGAAAATTACAATAATACAGAAAAAAATAAAAAAACAAGATTGGAAAAATATGGTAATGAAAATTACAATAACATAGAAAAACAAAAACAAACTTGTTTAGTTAAATATGGTGAAGACAATTATAGTAAATCAAACAATTACCAAAATAAAATTACAAAAAAATTTAAGGAACTATACCCGGATATTTTATTCAATGAGATTAAAAAAAATTCGGTAATAATAGATTGTCAAAAATGTAGGACATCTTGTGAATTAACAAAACAATTACTATATGAAAGATATAAAAGAAAATATGATGTTTGTTTAAATTGTAACCCACTCGGATTTAAACAAAGAAGTGGTTATGAAGATGAGTTATCAAATTTTTTAGATCAACTAAATGTTAAATATTTAACAAATTATAAATTACCAAAAACAAAATTAGAAATTGATATTTTTATTCCGGACCACAATTTAGGGATTGAATTTAATGGACTATATTGGCATAATGAATTATTTAAAACACCAACATATCATTTAGAAAAAACAAATAAATGTAATGAAAATGGTATTAGTTTAATTCACATTTTTGAAGACGAATGGGTATATAATTGTGAAATTGTTAAATCAGTTATTAAGAACAAATTAAATATTTCTAGTGGTAGTGTTTACGCTAGAAAATGTGTTATAAAAGAAGTTAATCCACTCACATCAAAAAAATTCCTTGAAGACAATCATATACAAGGTAATGTTAACTCAAAAGTAAGATTGGGATTATTTTATAATAATGAACTTATATCTTTAATGACCTTTTCCAAAGGTAGAATTATTATGGGTGGAAAAAAAGATGAGTGGGAATTAAATAGATTTTGTAATAAATTAAACACCAATGTTGTTGGTGCCGCCTCAAGGTTGTTGAAAAATTTTATAAAAAATTACAACCCTAATAAAATTATTTCATATTCTGATGTTAGAATTTTTGATGGACAAATGTACGGTAAATTAAATTTTAAAAAAATATTACAATCAAAACCAAATTATTGGTATGTTATTGGAAATAAAAGACATTATAGATTCAATTTTAACAAATCAAATTTAATTAAAAAAGGTTATAACCCAAGTAAAACCGAAAAAGAAATTATGTTTGAAAGGAAAATTTATAGAATATATGATTGTGGAAATGTTAGGTGGGAATTAACTATTGATTAAAACAAAATTTATTTTATTTTATAATAAAAAAGATTATGGAAATGAATGAATATCAAATAGGACAACAAGACTTTAATTTACCACATGACATAGTTCCATTACCTAGTGGTGGGATTTTTTATAAATCAAAAAAGAAATCAATTAAAGTTGGTTATTTAACGGCATCCGATGAAAATCTTTTATTAAATGCTAATGTTAGAAGAAGTGTTAGAGAATCATTAATTTTACCATTATTAAGATCCAAAATTTACGAAAAAGATTTAAGACCAGAAGAACTATTAGAAGGTGATATTGAAGCAATACTTTTGTTTTTAAGAAACACGTCTTTTGGACCGGAGTATAACGTTTCACTTATTGATCCAATTACAGACAAACAATTTGTAACTTCAATATTATTGGACGAATTGAATATTAAGAAAACAGTTGAAAAACCAGACGAAAATGGTGTATTCACAATAACATTACCAAAATCAAAAAATACTTTAAAATTAAAACTTTTGTCTTTAACAGAACAAATGGAAATTGACAAAATGATTGATTCTTATCCGGAAAATAGAATTCCACCAACAGTTACTTGGAAATTAGCAAAAAGTATTATTGAACTTAATGGTGATTCCGATAGGGGAAAAATTGCATTATTTTCAGAAAATATGCCAATAGCTGATTCTAAATTTATTAGAACTTTCTTAAGAGAAAATGAACCAAGATTAGATTTAACAAAAGAAGTAATAGCCCCGTCTGGAGAAAAAGTAGTAGCCAATATTACTTTTGGGGTTGAATTTTTTCGGCCTTTCTTCTAATTATTCTGTATATATGTTGGATGAATTTTATATTCTATCCAAAATCATTAGAATGCAATATTCCGAATTTCTAAAAATTCCCACTTACGTTAGAAAATATTTAATAGAAAAGATAATTGAGGAACAAAAACCCAAAACATAAAATTAAATATTTATTAAATAAATAGGTTAGTGGCAAAAAAACAAATTAGTATCGACAAACGAAGCCGGATTCAAATCAATGATCAGGTTTATACATATGATGATTGGCAAAGTTATGTGTCCGCTGAAGTTGCAAAAAATCAAAGTCAAACACAAACAGCCACTGATGGCGGTATTAACCAATTAGATGATAGTAGTAAAAAATTTAATGGTAATATATTTGATTTAACCGCAACTGTTAATGGTTATAAAGATGCTGTTGCTGGGGCAATGGGAACAATTGGTAGTACCTTAATAAAATTAGATAATAGTGGTACTCAAATTATGAATTCACTTGGTACCACTAGATCAAGATTAGGTGAATTTAAAGCGGTATACGCTGAATCAATTTCTAAATTTACTGAAATGGATCTTGGTGATCCAGCCGAAGTATATGGTAAAATTTCTGAAGCTTTAGGTAAAGCATCTAGTCTTGGTGTTCAGGCATTAACTGAAGTTAAGGCAACAGCTAAAGTAACAGGAACTGAAGCTGGTGATTTAGCCGATAGATTTGATAGTGTTGGTGTTTCCATTTACGATGTTGGGGATTCAATGAAAGAAGTTGTTAATTACACAAGATCTGTTGGTGGTAATGTAACTGGGGTTAGTAAATTAGTTCTTAGCAATCTTGAAAAGATGAATGTCTACAATTTTAGTAATGGTGTTATGGGTCTTACTAAAATGGCAGCTGAAGCTAGTAGACTTGGAATAAATATGGATAAAGTATTTGCAAAATCCGAAGAATTATTAAATCCAGAAAATGCAATAGAAATGGCATCATCATTACAAGCTTTAGGTGTTGCAAATTCAGAAATGTTAGATCCGTTACGACTTATGGATATGGGTCTTAATGGTCCTGACGAACTTATGAAAGGAATGAAAGATGTAACAAAAGAATTTGTACAATTAAATGAAAAGGGTCAATTTGAGATTATGCCTGGCGCCAAGAGGAGAATGAGAGAAGTGGCTCAAGCTATGGGTATGAATGCTGATGAATTTGCAAGAATGGCACTTAAATCCGCAGATTTTGATAGAAAATTAAAAGAAATTAGAATGCCTGATTTTGTTGGTAGTGAAGAAACTAAAGAAATGATTGCATCTATGGCCCAAATGAAAGATGGTAAAGCCGTTATTACTGTTAAGGATGCTAAAACCGGAATTGCCAAAGAAAAAGAAGTTGATCAATTAACACCAGAAGATATTACTAATTTAAAATTAAGTCAGGAAGAAAGTGCAAAAACTATGGAAGAACTTGCAGTTGATCAATTAGGTGTTCAAAAAAGAATTTTATTAGCACAAGAAGCTGTAGCTGAAAGATTTGGTTATTCAATAGCAGCTGCCGCTCCAACACAAAGAGCTTTTGATACATTTGCTGGAATACAAACACAAACGGCAAAAGAAACATTATCTGAAGGGGGACCTGTAGATTTTAAATTTTTAACAAAAAATTTTAGTGAACTTGGTGTTACACTAGAACAAGTTGCACTTTCTTTAACAAACGGAAAATTTGAAGAAAACCTTGGCGGTTTAGTGGGTAATCTTGATAGTTTTGCAACTGAAATAACAAGTAGAATGGACACAATGTTTAATAACATTAAAAACCAAGCTCAACAACAATTCCAAACTACATATGGAATTAGTACACCAACCACAACTGGTGGTACAAAAACACAGACAACAAAACCGGTAACAACAACACCGACAACAACACCAACAACACTACCACCATTAACAACTCAAAACAAAAATTTAACCGAAGTAATTACAAGTTCTGATGTCAGAGTAAATGTTGTTGTAAGTGCCGATTCAAGTTTAGCTACAGCTTCAGTTAACCAACAAGAATTAAATACTGCTATAACAAATTACTTTAAAGATTATGACAACCTCCAAAAAATATTTAATATAGACCCAAATACTGGGTTAGTAAAAGGAAAACAATACTAAATAAAAATACCCACATCAAATATTTATTTTTAAAGTAACATTATGTCAGATAGTTTTTTGTCATTTACATCATCAGCATCATTTAGAAATTCTTTAATTGCTAGAAATTTAGCACCATATAGTGTACAAGGAACTTTTTCACCACAAGTAAGTAATATTAATTATGAAACAAATTTATCTGTTGCAAATGTTATTGATTCACCAAACAATCTTGTAAGTACAAACACACAAGCAAATGGTTTATATCCATTAAATGAGTATGGACCAGATGGTGGTTTTGGACAACCAATAAACTTAGCTGGGCCACCATTACCGGTTGATTCAAATAAAGGGCCGTATGACCCAAATGATACTGTAATTGATTTAGTTAATGAATTTTTTATTGATGCGGCTTACGTACAAAATAATTATGGACCAGAAGGTGGGTTTACAAATTTAGTAACAATTACAGATATTGTAACAAATGGAAAAATTTCGTTACCGTATTGGGACCCACAAGTATTTGTTCCATCATCTTATAACCCATATGAAATTCTATCAAGCTCAAATCCAAATGGAAGTAATGGTAGTTTATCACAAGATTCATATATTATACAATTAGGATCAAGTGTCTTAAAAAACTTATTATTACAAAATCAAAATTTTTACACACAACAAAGTTTACAGAATCAAAACTCAATAAACTTTAGTATAACAGTTGATGATGTAAACGATAATTATTTAAGTCGATTAGGTGGGTCATATACTCCGTTTTCTCCAATACCCGGTGATTATTTTTTAGACGGTACTACAAGTAGAACAACCGATACAGTTGGTGAAGCAATAAATTTAATCGCCGGTAGAAGTACTTTATTTGGTGGTGCGTTAAATGGAGGATTAACAAGAGCTGTTAATCAATCACAATTATTTTTAGAAAATACCAATGACGGACAAAAAGGTATTATGTTTGCAAATATTTCTAAAAACATATACAGACCGGCTTATGGTGGTTCACTTTTGGCGGGCATTGGTACAAATTTAATAACAACAGGAATAAATAGTTTAATTGACGGCTTTGGTGTACAATTACCAGGTGCGTATTATGTTGGTTCCACTTTATCAGAACCCGCATATTTGGAATCACCTATTGATGCTGTACCAACAGATGTTTTTGGTAGAGACACCCAAGCAATTGTTTTTGGTCCGGATGTATTAGGTAACGAATATGAAAAAAATCAAGAAAAAATTAATTTTGGGTTAAAAGCTAAATCATATACAAATAGTGGAAGTATTGATGGTGAGTTTATTTGGACATCACCAAAATATAAAGATAATGCCGGTTTTTATGTATCACCTGGTGGGGCTCCAACATCACTTGACGATACATTTAACTTTGTTGAAGCAAACTACAATAAAAATTTATCAACAAATATTGATTTTAAACCCGGATCAATATTAGATGATACACAAAGGTTAATTAATTCTGCGGATAGTCTACAAGGTGAGGCTAGATTAAAACATGTTGGAAACGCGATAAACCAAGTTTCAAAAGTTTTTAACGACGGTTATAAAGAAATAACAAAAGGATCACAAGTATTATCATACAAAGATCAAACAGATGGTTCGGAAGCTGGTATTGAATATTGTAGAGTTTTTACAAAAGATACACCATATTTAACATATGGTGATTTACAAAAAACAGATGGTATAACAAAATCTGGTAGAAAATTTACATATTCAGTTTTTGATAGTACATATAATTTGAATATCGTACCAATGAAAGGTACAGATTCAACAAATATTATTGACAATAGGGTTAAAAAATACATGTTCTCAATTGAAAATTTAGCTTGGAGAACATCCGATAGACCGGGTTTTACATATGATGATTTACCAAATTGTGAAAAAGGTCCTAATGGTGGTAGAATTATGTGGTTTCCACCCTATGATTTGACTTTTAGCGACAATTCAAAACCAGATTTTAACGGGACAAGTTTTCTTGGGAGACCAGAACCAATCTATACATATAAAAACACATCAAGAAGTGGAAGTTTAAAATGGAAAATCATTGTTGATAATCCGGGTTCATTAAATACAATAATTGAAAAACAATTAGCTAACATACCAAAAGAAAGAATTGATTCAATAGTTGATTCATTTTTTGCTGGTTGTACAAAATATGATATTTACGAATTAGGTATAAAATTTAATACAATACCAACAAGAGATTTATATACATATCAAGAAATTTTAAACAACCCAAGATTAACAGAAGAGGAACTAACAGAAGTATTAAAAGAAATACCGGTTGAAAACACAACAAACGGTTCACCAGAAAGTCCTGTTACGGCAACAAATCAAGGTGGTAATAATAACGCTGAAGCTAGTAATACGTTTGAAGATCCTTTTAAAAAATTAGAAGGATTGGGATTTTATTTTGCTAATAACCAACCAACTAATGTTGGTTCAACTACATCACAAATAGATTATGAAGGATATTTTACAACATATAAAGATGTAGTATATCCAAACACTAAAGATTTAGCACCTCAAGTAGTTAAAGTTGGTGATAGTACTTTTAAAAAAGAAGACATACCAACTTTATGGGATAAAGTCATTAATGGTAATTTTGAAACATTAAAAAAAGAATTTTTATCTGCTATGGAGGAAGTTATTATTAAAAGAAATGGTATTGTTAATTTAACTTTAGAGGGTACAAGTTCAGCTGTTGATGATGCGAATTATAACCAAGAATTATCAGAAAGAAGAATTGATTCTGTTATACAATGGATTGAAAGACAAGTTTTTTCGGATGGTACAACCTATAAATCAAAAATACCATCTAAAATAACAATAACTAAAGTTCCACTTGGTGAAAAAGTAATAATACCAAAAGGTGAAGTTAGTTTTAGTGAAATTAATTGTGGTGTAATACCTATTGACGCCGCAACAAACCAAGCAACAAGTAATTCACAATTTAATTCATTACCGGCTATGGCCTGTAGGAGAGTTATAATAAAAGCAGCAAAAGCTACTGTTTTACCAATGCCACAACAACAACCAACCAAACAACCAGTTAAAGAAACACCACCAGCAACAGTAGACCAAAAAGTTGAACCGGTACCTTTAAAACCAATATCACAAGTTGACGTACAACAAAAAATTAAAGAAGGTATTTCAAAAAAAGTATTAAGACAATTATTTTCAGAGTGTGATTATTTCCAAGTAATAAAGGAAAGTAATCCTATGATATACGATTCTTTTAAAGAAAAAATTAAATATTTTAGTCCGGCTTTTCACTCAATGACACCGGAAGGATTAAACTCAAGATTAACATTTCTTAATCAATGTACAAGACCTGGACAAACAATACCAGTAATTGGACCAGACGGACGACCAAAATATAATGACGCACTAAACACTTCATTTGGTGCACCACCAGTTTTGGTGTTGAGAATTGGTGATTTTTACCACACTAAAATTATACCAACAAGTTTAGATATTTCATATGAACCGTTACTTTATGACTTAAATCCGGAAGGAATCGGTATTCAACCGATGATTGCAAATATTACAATGGCATTTAATATTATTGGTGGTATGGGACTTAAAGAACCAATTGATCAATTACAAAATGCACTTTCGTTCAATTATTATGCAAACACAGAAGTGTATGATGAAAGAGCAACAGCAACTGAAGATACATCAGCTAAAGATAAGTATGTTGTTGAAAAAATATTAAATGCTCAACAACCAGTAAAAAGTAATACTATTGACAATCAAATACCGGTAAAAGGTGGTGATACAATTGGTAGTATATTAACAACAATTCTATCAGATAATGGTAATATTGAAAGTGGTGAAATAGAATATAATTCTTTATTTAAAGAACTTTCAGATAATACAAATAAACATTTCAAAACTATTAATAATCAATTAAGAACAATTCAGAACACCTCAAATTATGGAATGTTACAATTGGTTGGTTTTAAAAGAAAATATTCAGAAGGTGATTTATTTTTCTATAGTGTAAATAAATTTCCGGTTAAAATTTATGGAAAACCCGAAGATGTTGAAAATAGGGTAGATTCACTAATAGGTAATGTTGTTGGTGATATTAAAGAGTATAAAGACCCAATAATGTCAAAAATAAAAAACGTTCCGAACATACCAAGTTCAGCATTTAGACAAGTTAGCGACAAATTAAAGTCATTAACAAAAAATAAAAAAAACGAATTAAATCAAATTGTTATTGAACCAATTAATGAAATTACAAAATCACAAGAAAACTATATACAAACTTTTAAAAAAGTTGATGCTGTTTTATATAGTACTAGTGGAACAACAAAAAGTGGTGTTGATGGCAAAAAATTGGAAACCGGAGATGTTAAAGTTTTTGATTTAACCGAAATAAGTGGTACAAGTGTTTTTAATGGTATGGTAGAACAGTATAAAAATAAAGTTGGGGATTCACTAAATAAATTTGATGAACTTTTAATTTCTAAAAACATATCCAAAAAAGATAATTATCTTGAAGAAGAAACATCATTTGTACCAATTACAAATAAATTAATTGTTGATGAAAATTGTAGATTTTATATGGTATATGCAAATACATTTGTTAATGACGAAAAATATCAAACATTTTTTAATGAATTAGTTAATTTGGATTTAGTTAAGAAAAATACAATTTTAGAAAATGAACTTAAAAAAGTATTAGGTGATTTAAAAGTTTTATTTAAAGAAGAGTTTGACGCTGAAATTAAAAATTTTGACGACTATGAAAAAAGTTCAGAATATCAAATTTATGACAAATTTGAACTTGATGCTATTGATACAAAAATGAATTATACTACAGATGTAACTGTTGATAAAAATGAAAAAAGAAGTATTATGAAAAGTGTGTATAGGACCGGAAATGAAAATTTTGATGATAAATTTAATAAAAAAGTTAAATTTAATTAATAATGTCAAATTTACAATATTATAATAGATATAGCGATTTTTTAATAAATGGAAAACAAACTGTTGTTCCATATGTTACCTTACCAAGTAAGGGTACGGATAAAAATTATATCTATAAAATTGGACAGTCAAGACTTGATAAAATTTCACAACAATATTATGGTTCACCATTTTTTGGTTGGTTAATTTTACAAGCAAACCCAAGATTTTCTGGTCTTGAGACAAACATTCCGGATGGATCTATTCTTACTGTACCATTTCCACTAGTTGCGTCTTTACAAGATTATAAAAATGAATTAGAAAACTACTTCTTTTATTATGGTAGATAATGGTGAAAACATTTTAGTAGAATTTGATTACGATAATATTTCAATAATTGACCCAAACAAAATAATAGATAGTGAGGGTAAACCACAAGAAAGATTCGTTAAACAAGAAAATTTAGTATATTATGCTAACTTGGAATGTAGTGTATTGCCAAGAACTAAATTGGCTTTAGGTTCGGCACTTAATGATTCCGCTAGAACAATTTCTGTTGCAAAAATAAATTTTTTAAATCCGGGGGGTAAAACATTTCTTGAAAATTCATATACCGATGAAATAACTGGAAAAGATACATTAAAAGGAGAAGGTGTAAATCAACCAAAATTAAACGCCGTATCAAATCCAAATAAATCAAATGATTATTACATAACACAAAGTTTATATTCAAATGGAAACCCAGGAGCTGTAGATAATGGTTTATTAGGTATAACATCAATTAAAGTAACAATTAACACATCATTCCAACCAGTAATTGATGTTGATCTTGAGGATGTAAAAGGAAGAGCACTATTTGAGGGTGGTGATAATTCACCATACGCCTCTTTTTTCCAATTACCATATCCTATTTTTTATTTAACATTAAAAGGTTATTACGGTAAAGCTGTTAGGTACCCAATAATGCTTCAGAGTTTTACTTCAAACTTTGACCCCACAACACATAATTTTAAAATTAAATTAAGATTTTATGGTTACAAATATACCATAATGTCACACATAAGCTGGGGTGGCATGTTAGCAGTACCCCATATGTACGCATCAACATTAAAAGTACCAAGTCAATCAACAACAGCCGTTCAGAACTCAACAACCCCGGTCAGTGAAAAAATCACAAGTAAGGGTTATGAAAAAATGAAAGAGCTTTATGCTAATTATAAATCTAAAGGTTTAATTTCAGATGATTTCCCAGAAATTACAATTAATCAACTTAAAACTAGATTAGACACCTTTATAAGAGAAATTTTAGAAAAATTTGAAAAAGAAAATTTAGGTGTTTTGACCGATATTGGAAATTATACAACAACATTAAGTGATTATCAAAGAGATGTGTTTTTCTCAACATCTAGTTGGGCTAAAAAATATCTCAATACCGATTCACCATTTGTTATGAATAACCCTGAAAAAACAAAAATCTATATATTTAAGGAATTAACTTTAGAAAAAAAAATATCAGCAATAAATGAGTTAAAAGATAAGTTAATTGCACTTTACAATAAAATACTTTCAGAAAATTTAGTTTTTGGTAAAAATGGTAAATATGTTGTCAACGGAAAAGAAATTCCATCTGAAATACCAAATACAATTACATATGAAACATTTATAAAAACAAATGATATAAAAACATTTCTTAATAGTGATATTGATATAAAACAAACATATATTGAAAGAAATCCAGGAAAAACAATAAGTGGTCAGACAGTACTTGATGAATTTAAAGAAAAAATAATAAAAGAATTAACACCACTAAAAGATAATGCGGCAAATGGTTTTTGGTTTGAGGGTGTTGGTTCATTTGTTGACCAAATTAATAATATTGAAAAAAAAGTTTTAGAAATAAAAAAAATTATAGAAGAACAAATAACAAATTCTATACAACAAAAGTTTACAGAAAAAAATAATTCACTTGGTTTTATACCAACAATAAGAAACGTAATGGCTGTTTTCTTTGCCCAAGCAGAAGCATTTTTAAGACTTCTTGATGATGTCCATACAGAAGCTTGGGAAGTAAGAGATAATAAATATAGAAAAGCAGCAATTTTTAATAAAAACACAACAGCACCTAGTGTTGATTATAAAAGTGTTGTTGAAAATGACACACCAGTATATCCTTGGCCACAATTAATTGTTGAATCGTTAGGTGAAAATAAGGAAGAAAAATTTGAAATCAAATACCCTGGAGATATAACAATAGCATCACAGTTTAAATCATTTGTTCCAGAAATCTGGCCAGAGGTTGAGTTTGTTGAACAATTTATTAAAGGTTATACCTTAAGAGATAAGGTAGAACCAACCCCAGACCCTCAAGGAAATATTGCGTTAAGACCTAATAGAATAAGTTTAAATGCACTAGATTTCCCGGTCTCAAATGAAGTTTTTCAAAATGTCGAGGAGTTAAAGTTTTTTTATGAGATATATGAAAGAATTATTATGAATTCATTTTATAGTAAATTAAATAGAAAATCTGGATATGATTATGGTGTCTATACAGTTGAAGCTGAAGCCGAAAAAGAAAACATTATAAAAGCCTTGGGTGATGACAATCCCTTCTTATCAAAGAAATTAAAAAACTTTAATATAAACGCAAGTAACTTTTTAGCATTCCTTAGGCACATCTCAAATCAAGGGGAAGGAGAGAGTTGGCAAAAATTTATAAGAGGTGAGTTTACATGTTCTTATTTAAAAAATGAAATCCAAAACCCAACAACTTTTAAAAACCAATCAATTTTAAATAGTGATATATCTAAACCAGATGTTAGTGTGTCAAACGAAAGTAAATTAAATGATTATCTTTCAAATATATCATCATCCAATACCTTTGAGTTTGGTGATTTGTACCCAATTGTAAATCTTAATTGGGATAAAAAATATTTAGCAGATGGAAAATCATTATCTAATTCTACTGATGCGTATAAAACAAGTGATGTTTTGTTATTTAATACCGATTACAAATCTATCTCTAATTTTTTAACAACAGACACAAACGATATAAAAAGACCATTTACAAATTTTAATTTTAAAAGTGAGATTATTAATCAAACATTAGATTTAACTAATTTAAAAACATTCTACTCAAATAGGAAGATAGAAAATCAATTTGTTACTGAAGGGAATTTAAACTATATAAATTATAGTGGTTCTTTAGTTTATAACCAAACAACATCTATGTTTAACACACCTTATTTTGTGACTGCAATACAAAAAGGTGTTGAAAATTATAGATATAATACAACAGATTTATCATCATATAAACTTGCAGCATTTTTATTTCTACATAGTTTACCGTTAGCAACTCTTAAAGAAAAATATAAAACATATAATGCCACAACAGATTTAAGTTATATTTTCTCAACAATAAAAAAGTTTGGGGCCATTCATAAATTACCATATTCTTGGGTTTTAAAATATGGGTCAATATGGCATAGGTATAAAGTATGGAAGAATACAAATGTTGATATATTGGATAGTGTTTGGACTAATTTTGACGCTAGATTAAATTATGATTATGCTAATCTGACAACAACAAAACAATATTCAATAACAGCCGATACAAATTCATATGATATTATTATGCAAAATAACACACCGACTGTTAATGGTACATATACAACAAATATAAATCTTGGGTTTTACCCAAAAACATTAGATGATTTTAATGTGTTTTATCAAGGATTAAAAATATTTTCAGGAGGAACACAATTAAATGGAATTTGTAAAATTACTGGGACAACTATGGAGGTCACATCTGTTTCCGATAGTATTTTGGGTCCCGGGCAACAATTATTTGGAAATTCAATAGTAAGCGGTACAACAATAGTTAATCAAATATCTGGAACAACAGGTGGAATTGGTACTTACCAAATTAATATTTCACAACAAGTTCCTCAATTTACAGAGTTTGTTATACCGAATGCGCCTAAAACCGGAATATCATCAGCCGAAGTTCAATCTAAAATTGATAGTGGAAGTTTATATGTTTTACCATCGGACGGTTCAAAAATAGTTAAATCCCAAGGTTTTGATTTAAATAATTTAAATAGAAGTTTAAACCTTAAAACTTGGTCTGTAGCTAGTTTAACTGCAACAAAAAGTAATGTTTATTTGTTACCATCATTTGGGTCTAATGTAAACCAAATTGCTTCGGAATGTTTTAAAACAAACGGTAAATTAAATATTGAATTACTTGATAATCCTGCAATATATAATGGTTCGGTTAGATCATTTTGGTTAGCACCAAACTACGGATATTTTGACCATAGTAGATTATCAAAAACAAATCCAGAACAATACTTAAAAGAAATTTTTAGTGATAAAAGAATACAACAAAATTTTTTAATTGATGGTGATACTAAAAATTATACTAAAATAGAAGAAATATTTACTACTTTTGAAAAAGATATTTTGGATTTATTTGAAAATGAGTTTTTAAATTTTAGTAGGTCTTGTTATGATTTTAAATCAACACTAGAATCGGATGTAACGTCACAAGGACCGACAGATTCTCAAACACAAAAAGATAATCAGAATTTCCAACTTCTGATGAGAAAATTAATGAAGGTTGCCAAACCAACACAAACAACACCAGATGCAATAATTACTGAATTAACAAACTTACAAAAAGATAATTTCATATCAATTATGGATAATTTTCTTAACTACAACGTTATTTTAAGAAACGGTAATCCATCAAACTTTGATAGAAGATTATTTTATACTTTCTCAAATCAATTTTTAGTTGACCCCATACCATATCAAGGATACAATGAAGGTTCACCCGGTTTATTACCTTTTAGTGGTGGTAATATAACACTAGCACAATCAAAAGCTATTTATCCAGAGACTTGGAAAACTTTAGAAACATACGTTGGATTTTCAGAAATTCCTGAATTAAAATATAAAGATACTGGTTCATATATTACAGATTTTTTTATTGATGTTAATGTAAAATTTACTGAACAAAATGTAAAACAATTTTCACCTTTAATTAAAATTTATGCAACAGAAAAATTAAAGGACTCAACACTTAATGGTCAGAAATTTTTTGATTTAATGAATCAATATTTAATTGACTCAAAAACATATATTGATAATGTTATAAATGTTATGATGCCAGCTGTTAGAGGTGGAATCAAAGATGTTGATATTGTACAAACAGATACCGGTAAATCGGAATTATTTGGGGAACAAACAAAGGTTGAACTATGGGAATTATTTAAATCAATAAATGATACATGGATTGCCGGTTATGATTTAAAAAGTAAAACATTATTTGAGGATGTATTAATTTTTGATAGGGCAAGTAGAGATGTTGGGCAAAAGATATTACTTGATATTTTTCAAATAAAAGAATTAATTGATAAAAGACAATATGATAATAATTTTTTAGATATTATTAACACAATATTAACACAAAATAATTTTGTTTATTTTAATTTACCGTCATATGCTAATTTTTATAATGTACAAGATGCGGTTAAAAATCCAATACCAAGAAATGAAGGAACATTAGAATTTGCGAATACTCTTTTTGGTACATTTTTAAATTTGGATTACAGAGAAACATCACCAAAATTACTTTGTTATTATAGTAACAAACCAAGTGAGCACTTGGATATGAAAAATAATATTGATTATAGATTTAGAAATGATGCTTTTGATTTAAGAAGAACAAGTGATAATCCATTAATACAAAGTTTACAGAATAAAACAGATTGGGATAAATCAAATAAAATCGTCGGTTTTAATATTGACATAGGAAGACAAAATCAACAAATATTTAAAAGTTTTGATGTTTCACAAACTCCTGGTAAACCAACAGCAGAATCTTTAGAGGTTTTAAATCAAATGGCAAACATTGATAAAAATAGGAATTCATCAACACAAAATAATTCACTTTATAATTTGTATAAAAATAGAAGTTACGCTTGCAGTGTTGATATGTTAGGTAACGCATTAATACAACCTATGATGTATTTTAATTTAAGAAATGTCCCAATGTTTAGTGGACCATATTTAATTACAAGTGTTAGTCATTCAATATCGGAAAATGGTTTTGATACAACATTTGAAGGTACAAGACAACCTTTTTACGCATTACCTAAAATAGAAAATTTTGTACAAGCGTTAAGTGTTAAAATACTAAAAACTATACAAGAAAAAATACAAGAAAAAACAAGACAAATTAAATTTTCAGAAGGAAACATACTAAAACAAAAAAGTATTGTTATTGATAATGTTTTCGGTGGTCAAGAAACATTATCAAAAGAACAAAATTGTGGTGATAAGTTAACACAAGCATATAAATCATATACAACGGTTGATAGTCCAAAAATTACAACTATTTCATTACAAGAAGCTAAACGAAAAATACAAGATAGGGTTTTAACAACATTTCCTTCATTATCACAAGAAGCGGCTGGTGAGTTTTGTTTTTTTATATTTTCAGCAATGTATGTTGATTCTGGTTCTGCAAATGGATTTTCAGCATATGAACATAATTATTCTACAATCCCACTTGATGAACCGTATGGTGCTGTCGGAGCAAAATATTTCAACTCAAAATACTTTTGTGTTGATAAGGGTGAAAATATAAATAATGTCCCTTTAGCATCGTTTAATTCTTTTGATGACTTTTTAGATTTCTTTATAAATAAATTTGCTGGTAAATTATCACTTGTAAAAAATGGTGATTCAAAGAAGTTTTCAGAAGTATATGTAACTAATTGGCCAACAGAACAACCACCAGATGTTTATAATAAATTGACAGAAGAGAATAAAAAACAATTAGAAGAAAAATTTAATGAAGCATATAATGTGGTAGTATCATTAAATTCGCCATCATTATCTACACTAGGTGGAAAAAGTGGGGTATAAAAATAGATTTTAACTTTTTCATTAATAAAGATATTTATTAATAAAATATATTATGAACACAAAATTAATTTTAGATAATTACCTTGGTAAAAATACCAGAACATCTGAAAAAGATATGGGTAATGGAATGAAACAAGTATGTGATTTAGATACTGGTGATTGTTATGTTGTAAAAGAAAAAGACGGATTGATCGAAAGAGTTGATAATACTATGAGAACAAATAAAAAAATCCAGGTTGAAACAAAAACCGGAATAAAAACTTTATTAAACGGATAATAATATGAGTATTGAACAAAAAATACTAGAAGAGATTTATAGATACAAAAGTATTAATAAATATATAAACGAACAAGAAGTCCCACCTCCTCCGGGAGATATTCCTCCACCCCCAGGTGGTGATGTTCCCCCTCCTCCAGGTGGTGATGTTCCCCCTCCTCCAGTAGAAGGAGCTCCAGCTCCAGATGCGGCAGCAGTTCCAGCACCAGTTGATCCTGCAACAGACCCTGATGTTGAAGAAGTTGGAAAAGAAGATGATGAAACGGAAGAATTAGATATTACCGATTTAGTTAATTCTCAAAAAAATATTGAAACAAAACAAGAAGAGTATTTTGAAAATCTTTTTAATCAAATCCAAAGTTTAGAGGACAAATTAAAAGAGATGGATAATATTGTTTCATCATTAAACTCTTTAGAACAAAAGGTTGAGAAATTTAGACCAAAAACAGCACAAGAAAAATTGGAGTTGAGAAGTTTAGATTCTGGACCGTTTAAACAAAAATTATCAGATTTTTTCGCGGACAAAAAAGAAGAAATGGAAAAAACTGGTAAGAATGAATATGTTTTAACAACTGATGATGTTGAAGACTATTCACCAAACGAAATTGAAGATACTTTCAATGTTTGGGAAGACGACGAAACTTTTGGTAAGTAATATTTAAGGTCGTATTTTTCGGCCTTAAATATTTTTTACATATTGACTGCGACACTAATTTAACTTATATTTTCTATTGTAAACTTTTAATTAATATATATGGCGACAAACAATGTTTTAGATGCAGTTTTGGCTCAATATGAAAGCTCAAAACAAAGTGGTTCTTCTTCCACTGCAAAGATGTCACAAGAAGAAAGAATGAAAAAGTATTTTGCTGCAATACTTAAAGACAATGAAAAGCAAGCACAAAAGAAAATCCGTATTTTACCAACTCCAGACGGATCTTCACCTTTTAAAGAGGTATGGTTCCACGAAATTCTTGTGGACGGAAAATGGCAGAAATTTTATGATCCAGGAAAAAATGACAATGAACGTTCACCATTAAGTGAAGTTTATGATGTTCTTATGTCAACTGGTAAAGAATCTGACAAAGAATTAGCAAAACAATACAAACCTCGTAAGTTTTATATTGTTAAGGTAATTGACCGTGAGAATGAACAAGATGGACCAAAATTCTGGAGATTCAAACACAATTACAAACAAGAAGGTATTTTTGACAAAATTATTCCTATCTATAAGGCTAAAGGTGATGTTGCTGATGGTGAAAAAGGAAGAGACCTTATCTTGGAATTAACAAAAGCAAAAACCCCAAAAGGTGCGTTCTACACTGTAATCCAAACAGTTATGTATGACGATCCATCTCCGGTTCACGAAGACGAAGAAACAATGACTTCTTGGTTGGAAGACGAACTTACTTGGGAAGATGTTTATTCTAAAAAACCAGCAGAATACCTTGAAGCTATTGCTCGTGGTGAAACACCAAGATGGGATTCTGATGCTGGAAAATACATCTACAGTAATACATCCGAAGAAGAAATTTCAATGGGTGGTAGTAAATCAAAACCAGAAACAACAGTTGAAGACCCACAAGCTGGTGACGACGTTGATGAAGAATTACCGTTCTAATATTAATAAACTTGGACACCTACTTAAACAAGGTGTCCAAGTTTTTAAAATTCATTTATGAATAAGAAAGTATTGTGTTTCACACCAAGTTATAAAAGATATAAAATGTTGAGAAGTTGTGTTCAAGATATTGCAACACAAAGCTATGAAAATATTTTTCATTCAATTAACATAACTTTAGATCAAAGAGAACTTAATCGTCACGGAGATTTTAAAAAATTAATTGATGATTTGAAAACTGAAAAAAATTCATTTATATTTTCAATGAATAACCATCAACACACAAATCATATGAAAGCAATACTTGCTGTTGAAGACTATGAAACTTATGATATTTTTGTAAAGATTGATGATGACGACATTTATAAAAAAGAATATATTAAAACTATAGTTGAATATTTTAATAATAATGATGTTGATGTTTTATCATCTAAAATGAAATATCAGTTAAATGGTAGTTTATTAAGAAAAGGTGACTATGGTAGTTTAGGTGGTAATCCTGAAGGTTGTGATTTTAAAATACCGTCAACATTCGCCTTCAATCTTAAAGCACTAAACCTAATAAAAGACATTAATACCATTTATGGATTTGAGGATAATATGTGGAGAGATAAGTGGTGTAATAAATGTAAAATAGCTGAAGTTGATAATACTGAAAATATAATTTGGTATATACACGGTAAAAACATATCAACTTCTGACTTTTTAATAAAAAATTAAAAATATGGCAATTAAGAAAAATGATTTTAGTTCGATAAAGAAAAAATTCTCTTCGGACGCAAAATACAAACCACAAAGATATTTTGATTTGGGACCAGCATTTTTAGATGCGGTAGGACTTCCAGGTCCTGCTATGGGACATATTAATATGTTTTTGGGACACTCTGATACTGGTAAAACAACAGCACTTGTAAAAACAGCTGTTGATGCACAAAAGAAAGAAATATTACCGGTATTCATTATTACAGAACAAAAATGGTCTTTTGAACACTCAAAACTTATGGGGTTTGAATGTGAAGAGGTTGTTGATGAAGAAACCGGTGAACTAACTTGGGATGGTTTCTTTTTATTTAATAATAATTTTAGTTATATTGAACAAATTACAGACTATATTAATGAATTATTAGATGCACAAGAAAAAGGTGAATTAGATTATTCATTATGTATTATGTGGGATTCAGTTGGTTCAGTTCCTTGTAAAATGACATATGAAGGTAAAGGTGGTAAACAACATAACGCAAGTGTTTTGGCCGATAAAATTGGTATGGGTATTAACCAAAGAATTTCGGGATCAAGAAAAGCTGATTCAAAATTTGAAAATACTTTAATTATTGTTAATCAACCTTGGGTTGAATTACCAGATAATCCATTTGGACAACCAAAAATTAAAGCAAAAGGTGGTGAAGCAATTTGGTTAAACTCATCTTTGGTATTTTTGTTTGGAAATCAAAAAGGCGCTGGTACAACAAAAATTACAGCAACAAAAGATAAGAGAACTGTTAAATTTGCATCAAGAACAAAAGTGTCTGTTATGAAAAACCATATCAATGGACTTGGTTTTGAAGATGGAAAAATTATTGTAACCCCACACGGATTTTTACCCGGAAAAGACGCGACAGAAGAAAAGAAGTCTATTGAGACTTACAAAAGTGAGTATGCCGAATATTGGAAAAATATTATTGGTGTAGATGGTGAATTTGATTTAAAAGAAGAAAAAGTATATGAACAAGAATAAATTAAAAGTTATTTCTTTATTTTCCGGATATGGAACACAAGAACTAGCATTAAAATATATTGGAGCTGATTATGAAGTTGTTGCAAATTGTGACAACTTCAAACAAGCAAATGAATGTTATGATGTTTTACATCAATCACAAATGGGTAATTTGGGTGATATTACAAAAGTTGATCATAAAAATTTCCCAGAGTGCGATTTATTAACATATTCATTTCCTTGTCAAGACATTTCAATTTCTGGAGTTCAAAGAGGAATTAAAGAAGGAACAAGAAGTGGGTTATTATTTGATGTAGAAAGAATTTTATCAACAAATAGACCAAAGTATTTGTTAATGGAAAATGTTAAAAACCTAATCTCAAAAAACCATTATGAAAATTTTAAAAAACATATCTACTTTTTAAGAGGTCTCGGTTACACATCATACTGGAAATTATTTAATGGTGCTGACTTTGGTTGTCCCCAAAATAGAGAGAGAGTATTTATGATTTCAGTTCTCGATGGCGACCACACAGATGTTGCAACAAGAATGGAAAATGTTGACAACTACAAAAAAACAAGAGTTCCAATGAGACCTTTTATTGAGGACACACAGGATCTGGAATTGTTTATTGATTGTCAATACACACCACACCAACCAAAAGGTAATTCTGTTTGTAAACTAATTGCCAGAAGAGATGACATTAGTTATGACCAAGCAAGAAGAATTTATTCTATTGATGGTTGTTCTCCTTGTCTTACAACAAGTGGTTCACCACAGATTATGACTGAAGATGGTAGAGTAAGAAATATAACAGCAAGAGAAGGATATAGATTTATGGGTGTTCGTGATGAAGATATTGATTTATTATTAACAACATCACTATCAACAAAAGGACACGTATCTCTTGCCGGTAACTCAATTTGCGTTCCAGTAATGGAGGCAATATTTAGTGAATTCCTTGGTGATTACATTGTAGAAAAAGAACCAGTATTGTCAAACCAATCAAACGAAGAATTAAATGATTAAAACTTTATTGGTTGATGGTAATAACCTTCTAAAAATCGGTTTCCACGGTGTTAGAGACTTTTTTAACAAAGGTGAACACGTTGGTGGTACTTGGCATTTTTTAAACACTTTAAGACGGTTTTTAGAGGAAAATAACTACAATAAAGTTGTTGTCTGTTGGGATAGTGATACGGGTTCATCACAAAGAAGAATTATATATCCAAAATACAAATTAAATCGTAAACAAAAAGACGACGAAGATTTTAAAGAACAATCTTTTTTAAAACAAAAAGAAAGGGTAAAACAATACCTTGAAGAAATGTTTGTAAGACAATTGGAGGTACAACAATCAGAGGCCGATGATTTGATTGCTTACTATTGTCAAATATCCCAGGATGAAGATAAAACAATATTTTCTTCTGACCGGGACTTAACACAACTTATTTCTGATAGGGTCTCCATATACTCACCACAACATAAGAGATATTATAAACTGGGGGATGGAATTAAGATGGATTCATCTGAAATCCCCCACTATAATGTTAAAACTTATAAAATATTAACCGGCGATAGTTCGGATAATATTGACGGTATTTTTTATTTGGGTGAGAAAACATTTCTCAAATTATTTCCAGAAATACTTGAAAGTGAAGTTAAATATACCGATATTTTAACAAAGGCTGAACAATTATTAACAGAACAAAAAGGAAATGTGGCCTTACAAAATCTCCTTAGCGGAAAAACCAAAGAAGGGATTTTTGGAGAAGAGTTTTTTACCATAAATGAGAAATTGGTGGACCTTGCAAACCCACTTATTTCAGATGAAGGAAAAGAATTGGTTAGTTTATATTACTCCGAGTCATTGGATCCAGACGGAAGGGGGCATAGAAACTTAATTAGAATGATGATGGAAGACGGATTCTTCAAATTTCTACCAAAAGGTGATGATGCCTGGGTAAATTTTTTAAGACCATTTTTAAAACTATCAAGGAAAGAAAAAACAAATTTTAGAAACAAACCAAAAAAGTAAAAAAATGAGAGAACAGGATGTAACAAAAGTTGAATTTTTGTTAATGTGTAATGACAACATTGTAGTACAAAGATTCTTCAATGTAAAAGGGTTTAATAAAAATGCCCACAAATCAGAAGAGTTTTATGACTATATTAGGTCGTTTTGTAACTCCCTACAAAATGATTTAAAGATGAGGTCCGTAGTTTATATGTTGGACAACCAATATGAGATTATGGAAAATCCGGATGTATTAAATACATCAATTACGGAGGGAGATGAAAATTTTAACCTTTATATTAAGGTAGAAAACCTGACAATTTGTCATAGATCATTTGACGCAAAAGTATACCCACCAAAGGTGAGATATACCGTAGACCTACGCCCAAAGCTGAAAAGCATATTGTCGGAACTTACTGACATTTTTTCAGATAAAAAATTTAATTATTTTTATCCACAATTTATCTAAATTTAGTAGTATTTATCATTACTAACGGAAAGAAAAATATATGGCGACTAACAAAAACTTTGAGTATCTCGGAAACAATTTTCAAATTCAATTACTTAACCAAATTATTGTAGACAAAGAATTTTCACATTCAATCATTGATGTAATTGAGAATAATTATTTTGAAAACAAATATTTCAAAATTATAATTCAAATGATAAAGGAGTATTATAAAAAATACGATCATACACCATCATTTGATACTCTGGAACAAGTAGCCAAATCTGAATTACAACAGGAAACGGCTATTAAAGTTGTTCTTGATACAGTTAAGAAAATCAAGGATGCACCTATCGAGGGAGTAGATTTCGTACAAGAAAAGGCACTTAAATTCTGTAAACAACAAGAGTTACAGAAAGTGATGAAAAAGGCACAAAAAATTATTGATGGGGGAGAGTTTGAAAACTACGACACCCTAGAAGAATTAGTAAGAGAGGCCTTATTGGTTGGTTCAAAAGACACAAGTGCAATGGATGTCTTTTCAAACCTAGACCAAGTGCTAGATGACGACTACCGACACCCAATACCAATGGGAATACCAGGAATTGATAGGTTATTAAAAGGAGGATTGGCGAAAGGTGAAATTGGTGTAATACTTGCACCAACCGGAGTAGGGAAATCAACTCTAACAACAAAGATTGCAAACCACGCATTCAACCTTGGATTTAATGTTCTTCAAATCTTTTTTGAAGACAACCCAAAAGTGATACAAAGGAAACATTTTACTCTTTGGACAAAGATTCACCCTGACGAATTGTCAGACAAAAAAGATGAGGTGATGAAAAAAGTAAAAGAAATCAAGGAAACTATGCAAAACGAGTTGATTTTGAAAAAATTACCATCTGACACCAAAACAATGCTTCAGATTAAAAATGAAATCAGAAAGATGATTGCTGACGGTATTAAGATTGATATGGTTATTTTGGACTACATTGATTGTGTTGTTCCGGATAAAAACCTAGGAGACGAATGGAAGAGTGAAGGTTCTGTTATGAGGGCGTTTGAAGCTATGTGTCACGAACTAAATATTGTTGGTTGGACCGCAACACAAGGTAATCGTTCATCAATATCGTCAGATGTTGTAACAACGGACCAAATGGGTGGATCAATTAAGAAAGCACAAGTAGGACACGTAATTATAACGGTTGCAAAATCATTACAACAAAAAGAAATGAAGTTGGCCACAATAGCAATTACCAAATCTCGTATTGGAGATGACGGTGTGGTATTTGAAAATTGCAAATTTGATAATGCAATGCTTGATATTGATACAGAATCCACAACCACATTTTTAGGTTTAGAAGAACAAAAAGAAGAAAGACAACGACAAAGGGTTAAGGAATTGTTGGAAAAGAGACAACAAAAAGAGAACGAAAAAAAGAAATCAGAATAATAAAATAATTAAATTTTAAACTATGGATATTTCACAAAAAATATTAAGTGATATTACGGTGTATATGAAATACGCTAAATTTGTCCCGGAATTAAATAGAAGGGAGACGTGGGAAGAATTGGTGACAAGAAACAAAGAAATGCACCAGAAAAAATACCCACACATTAAAGACGAAATTGAAAACGTCTATAAAATGGTATATGATAAGAAAATCTTACCATCAATGAGATCATTACAATTTGGTGGTAAACCAATTGAGATTTCACCAAACAGAGTTTATAACTGTGCCTATTTACCAATAGACCACACAGACGCATTTTCTGAAACAATGTTTTTGTTATTAGGTGGAACCGGTGTTGGATTTTCAGTTCAAAAACATCATGTAGATAAACTACCGGAAATTAAAAAACCAAACCCAACAAGGACAAGAAGATATTTAATTGGTGACTCTATTGAAGGATGGGCTGACGCGATTAAAGTTTTAATTGAGTCCTATATGGGTACAAAATCTTCAACACCGGTGTTTGATTTTTCAGACATTCGTCAAAAGGGAGCCCTTCTTGTTACATCAGGTGGAAAAGCACCAGGACCTCAACCATTAAAAGATTGTATTCATAACATTACAAAGGTGTTTGAAAACAAAAATGATAGTGAGAAATTAACACCAATTGAAACACACGACATCGTTTGTCATATTGCTGATGCTGTACTTGCCGGTGGTATTCGTAGAGCTGCTTTAATTTCATTATTTTCGGCTGATGATGAGGAAATGATTTCTTGTAAATCCGGAAACTGGTGGGAACAAAACCCACAAAGAGGTAGAGCAAATAATTCTGCTGTTCTATTAAGACATAAAGTAACACAAGAGTATTTTATGGATCTTTGGAAAAGAATTGAATTATCTGGAGCCGGAGAACCTGGAATCTATTTATCAAACGATAAAGATTGGGGAACAAATCCTTGTTGTGAGATTGCACTTCGTCCTTATCAATTCTGTAACTTATGTGAAGTGAATGCTTCAGATTTAGAATCTCAAGAAGATTTTGAAAATAGAGTTAGAGGAGCGGCTTTTATTGGAACACTACAAGCTGGTTATACCGATTTCCATTATTTAAGAGATGTTTGGAAAAGAACAACAGAAAAAGATGCACTTATTGGTGTTGGAATGACAGGAATTGGGTCCGGAGTTGTGTTAGGTTACGATATGAAAGCGGCCGCAAACGCTGTTAAAGAAGAAAATGAAAGAGTTGCTACACTTATTGGTATTAACAAATCGGCAAGAACAACAACTGTTAAACCATCTGGTACTTCATCATTAGTATTGGGAACATCATCTGGTATTCACGCTTGGCATAATGATTATTATTTAAGAAGAATCCGTGTTGGGAAGAATGAAGCAATATATTCATATCTTGCAATCAATCACCCGGAACTTGTTGAAGATGAATATTTTAGACCACACGATACTGCGGTAATCACAATTCCACAAAAAGCACCAGAAGGATCAATTTTAAGATACGAATCCGTATTCCAAATGTTGGAACGAGTTAAAAAGGTATCACAAGAGTGGGTTAAATCTGGACACAGAACAGGTCAAAACACACACAATGTATCAGCAACAGTTTCAATCAAAGAAGATGAATGGGAGTTAGTTGGTGATTGGATGTGGAAAAATAGAAAGTTCTATAACGGATTATCAGTTTTACCCTTCAACGGAGGTACTTATACTCAGGCACCTTTTACCGATTGTACTAAAGAAGAGTATGAAAAATTAGTTAGATCATTAACCAATATTGACTTAACTAAAGTAATTGAATTACAAGATAATACTGACTTGAGCGGTGAAATAGCATGCGGAGCTTCGGGATGTGAAATTGTTTAATTATTAAAAAGTAAGGGTTTGAAAAAATCCTTACTTTTTTCATTTCACAAGATATTTATTGTAATAAAGAAATTGTTGTGAAATATGAAAAAAATTGAAATGATTGGAAAAAACTTCGGTGATTTAAAAGTAATTGAGGAAAGATTAAGAAACAAAAACGGTCATATAAAATATCTATGTGAATGTGTTTGTGGAAATAAAACTGAAGTATTTGGAACACATTTAAGACGTGGAAATAGTACTTCTTGTGGTTGTAAAAATAAAATAAACAAAAATGGTGGTATAACTGGTGACTTGTGGTATAACATAACAAGTCATAAAACATCAAAAAGGGCTAGTAGAAAAAACCTTGAATTTGGTTTAACAAAAGAATATATTTATAATCTATTCATTGAACAAAATTCTAAATGTGCCTTGTCCGGAATTGTAATAACTTTACCAAAAAGATGGGACGATAAATCTTATACCGCATCATTAGATAGAATTGATAGTAAGAAAGGATATGTAATAGGTAATGTCCAATGGTTACATAAGCATATAAATGTTATGAAAAATATTTTTGAACAAGATATGTTCATTTTTTTATGTAATCAAATAAGTAATAATCACAAGATATGTGATTTTGATATTGAAAAAATTGATAAATTTAAATGGGGATTAAATACAAAACATTATGAAAATAACCTGGGGTAATGACATAACACTAACATATCAAGTATTGTTAGCGTTTTATAACCAAAGAAAACAAAATTAAAATGACAGTAAACGCATCAAAAGATTGGATACAACAGTTATACGTTCAGGAGACAACAAAAAAAACTCCGGAACCAGATTTTTATAAAGATAAATTTGGGAATATTGTTATGACCGAATCTTTTCATATAAAACGTGGTAAGTGTTGTGGATCCGGATGTTTACATTGTTGTTATTGGCCACCATATATTAAGGGTAATGAAAAATTAAAAGAAAAATAAATAAAATTTTGTGTTGTGGTTTATATTTATATAAATAAATAATAAACCACAACATTTTAATTATGCACTTTAATACTAAAAATTTAATTGGTCTGTCTTTTAATAAATTAACACCGATTAAAGTTGTTGAAAAACCAAAAGATAATAATAGTAAAAGAAGAGGAACTTTTTGGTTATGTCTATGTGAATGTGGAAATGAAAAAATAGTAATGTCATCAGATTTAACACGAGGTGAAACTAAGTCGTGTGGGTGCAGTAATAAATTTGAAAATTCACATAACTATAAAGGTTTTGGAAAATTAGCACAGTCTAAATTTTCACATATAGAATGGTCTGCAAAAAAAAGAGGACTTGAATTTTTAGTAACAAAAGAATTTCTTTGGGATTTATTTTTAAAACAAGATGGTAAATGTTACTACACACAATTGGATATTGATTTAAATGTTAGAAATAAAACAATGACGGCATCTGTTGATAGAATCAATTCTAATCTTGGTTACACTGAAGGTAATGTTGTTTGGGTTCATAAAGATGTTAATATTATGAAAAATAAGTTTACCAAAGAATATTTTTTGATGTTATGTCAAAAAGTAACTGAAACAAATCATACCTACAAACCTTTATATGAGAAGGGTGGTACAAACTTAAAAGAATCCTTACGAAAGTAGGGATTTTTTTATTTAGATAAAATTTACCAACACTATATTTATTGAATATGGCAAATGGTATTACTTATGGTATAAATTTTCCCTTTAGAGATTCTTTTGTTGGAAAATATTTAGACACTTCGGATACAAAATCTGAAGAAATAAGAAGTAATTTAATTCATTTATTATTAACAAGAAAAGGTACAAGATACTTTTTACCAGATTTTGGTACAAGATTATATGAATATATATTTGAACCATTAGATGGACCAACATTTTCTGATATTGAATCCGAAATTAGAGATTCTGTTGAGAAGTATATTCCAAATCTTTTAATCACAAATATAAGTATTACAGATGCGTCACTTGAAGATGAAGACAAAGGAACATATGTCGATAGTAATGGTGAATTAGCATATAAAGTTCCTGGAATATCACAAAAAGAACATACGGCAAGAATAAAAATTGAATATAAATCAACAAATGATGTTTTTGAAACGAGTGATTTTGTGATAATTAATATTTAATATATATGAGTAATAAAAAAATTTCACAATTACAAAATGTTACAGCTTCTGGTGTAACACCATATGATTTACTTGCAATAGTAAATTATGATGTTTATTCCGGAACAACAAAAAATATAAGAATTCCTGATTTAAAAAGTTATATTAATTCAGGTAATACAGACACGTATGTAACAGGTTATACATATCAAGATAATACATTTACAATTAGTGATAGTTCTGGAAATACATTTAGTACAACAATAGATACTGTAACTGGACTTACGGTAAATGGTATGCTAAGTGCCACAACACTAACTGTAATTAGTGGTGCCTCATTTAGTCAAATACCAGTAAGTACCACTGGTAATACATTAAGTGTTGACGAAAATGGTTTTTTAGTTATTGCAACAGGTGAGACAAAGTCTGGGACAGTTGCTGCTGAAGATGTTAAGGCAACTTATATAGAATCTGTAGAAACGAGATCACAAATTATTTCAGCACAAACTATAAATACTTATAGTTTTTCAGCTCAAACCGCTAGTCTTAGTCGTATAAAATCATTCTCACCATTAAATATAAATGATGGTGATGAAGGGTCAGTTTATTTTGGGTCAACAAGTGGTGTAACTGTTGATGTATTAAATAGTAGAATTGGTATTGGAACACAAACCCCAACCAAAGAGTTAGATATTATCGGTGATACACAAATTAGTGGTTCATTATCAGCAACAACAATAAGTGGTACAACATTATATGGTGACGGTTCAAATTTAACTGGTATTGAATTACCATATAAAGTATATGCTGCATTATTAACTCAAACAGGAACCGCTGATCCCGTTGTAACAATAGTTGAAAATACTCTTGGGACTGTTACAATTAATAGAGATAGTAATGGTAGATATTCAGTAAATTCCTCAAGTTTGTTCACATCAAATAAAACAATTGTTTACATAAACACCATAACAAGCCAAGCTGGCCCATATGGTGGTTATTCAAGTATTACCGCTGGTTCATCAAGTGTTTTTTGGATTGACACCACAAAAGTGATTGGTAGTGGGGGTTTGATCCCAGGAACAGGAACAGATAATGTTTTATATAATACTTCATTTGAAATAAAAGTTTATAACTAATTTATAAAACATTATGGCAGAAAAAAAAATATCATATACAACAAGAGATTTCCAAGGGATTAGAACCGAGTTAATAAACTTTACAAGAACATATTATCCTGATTTAATTCAAAACTTTAATGATGCTGGAGTTTTTTCTGTTCTCTTGGATTTAAATGCTGCTGTAACAGACAATCTACAATTTCATATTGATAGAAGTATCCAAGAAACTGTATTACAGTATGCCCAACAAAAATCCTCAATCTATAATATTGCAAGAACTTATGGTTTAAAAATACCGGGACAAAGACCATCGGTTGCTTTAGCTGATTTTTCAATTATTGTCCCAGCTTTTGGTGATAGAGAAGATTTAAGATATTGTGGTATTTTAAGAAGGGGATCCCAAGTTAGTGGTGCCGGACAACCATTTGAAACTGTTTATGATATTGATTTTTCATCACCAATTAATTCCGAAGGTTCACCAAATAGATTAAAAGTCCCAAACTTTGATTCAAACGGTAAACTATTAAATTATACAATCACAAAGAGAGAAGTTGTTGTCAATGGTGTCACAAAAGTTTTTAAAAGAGCAATAACACCAAATGATGTTAAGCCATTTTTTGAATTGTTTTTACCGGAAAAAAATGTATTAGGAATTACAAGTGTTCTTTTAAAAGATGGAACACAATATACAAATGTTCCACAACCACAAGAATTTTTAGGTCTTGATAATAGATGGTATGAAGTAAAAGCTCTAGCTGAAGATAGAGTTTTTATTGAAGACCCAACAAAAGTATCTGACCAACCAGGAATTAAAGTTGGAAAATATATCACAACAAATACAAAATTCATATCTGAATATACACCGGAAGGTTATTTAAAAATGACATTTGGTGGTGGAAATGTTTCGGCTGAAGAACAATTAAGAGATTTTGCAAGAAATGGGTATAGTATGGATTTGAGTAAGTATTCAAACAATCTTGCATTAGGAGCCGCGCTCAAATCAAACTCAACACTATTTGTTCAATATAGAATTGGCGGAGGTCAAGGAACAAATTTGGGTATTAACACAATAAATCAAGTTGGTACCGTTTCATTTTTTGTTAATGGTCCATCTGAATCTGTAAACACATCAGTTGTTAATTCATTAACCGTAAATAATGTAACAGCAGCAATCGGTGGAGCCGACGCTCCGACAACAGAAGAAGTAAGACAATATGTTTCATTTAACTTTGCAGCCCAAAATAGAGCTGTAACAGTAAATGATTATGAATCCGTATTAAGAATGATGCCATCACAATTTGGCGCACCAGCAAAAGTATCAATAACAGAAGAAAACAACAAAATTAAAATCAAAATGTTGTCATACGATACAAGTGGTAATTTAACTGAAACAAATTCAAACACACTTAAAAACAATGTTGCAAACTATCTTTCAAATTTCAGAATGATAAATGATTATATTTCTGTTGAAACAGCAAGTGTAATTGACCTTTCAGTTAATGTTGATGTTGTTTTGGATGCTAGTCAAAACCAAGGCGCTATCATTGGAAAAATTATTGATATAATATCAGACTATTTCAACCCATTAACACAACAGTTAGGTAAAAATGTTTATGTATCTGAAATAAGAAGATTAATCCAAAATGAAAATGGCGTAATATCAATCTCCGATATTCAGTTTTTTAATAATGTTGGCGGACAATATTCATCATCACAAACATCACAAAGATATTCGGACCCAACAACAAGACAAATTGAACTTGTGGCTGATACAATCTTTGCAGAACCAACACAAATCTATCAAATTAGGTTCCCAAACAAGGATATTAATGTTAGAGTGTTGAATTTCAAAACAATCAATTTTTCTTGATGATTTATTTTTTTTGTAATAGGATTATTTTTCTAAAATAGGAAATAAACTATTTATCAAAAAAGCGAAATTTAATGCCAAAATCATATAGAATAAGAACCCAAGTTGGTGTTGATAAACATATTGATGTAAAATTAGACCAAGATTTTGATTTTTTGGAAATTCTTTCTTTAAAAATTAATCAAAGTGACATTTATATTAGACCTTGTTCTGATTATGGCGTTATTGTAGGTCGTGTATCTGTTAATAACGGTTTTGGATTACCAAACGCAAAAGTATCTGTTTTTATTCCATTATCAAGTGAGGATGAAAATAATCCGGTAATCTCTGATTTATATCCGTATAAAACTTTATCTGATTTAAATGAAGATGGTTATAGATACAATCTATTACCAAAAGAACAATCATACTCAACACATGCTGCAACAGGAACATTCCCAACAAAAGAAGAAATTTTAATTGATCAAACACAAATTGAAATTTACGACAAGTATTATAAATTCACAGCAAAGACAAATGAGAGTGGTGACTATATGATTTTTGGTGTTCCGGTTGGTTCACAAACAGTTTTTATGGATATTGATTTATCTGATATTGGTTGTTTTTCATTATCACCACAAGATTTAATACAAGCCGGGCTTGCAACCGAATCACAAGTAAGTGGGTCAAAATTTAAAAGTTCATCAAATTTAAATGAATTACCACAACTTATAACATTAAACAGAATTATTGATGTGTCACCATTGTGGGGTGAACCAAATATTTGTTCTTTGGGTATTACAAGATGTGATTTTGACTTAACACAAAGTAATAATATAAATATCCAACCAACATCTGTTTTTATGGGATCAATCGTTTCAACAACAGATGACGACGCTTTAAAAAGAAATTGTAAACCAAAAAATAATACCGGAAATCTTTGTGAGTTAGTTGCCGGTGGCGGGTCAATTCAAGCAATAAGACAAACAATATTTCTTGACCAACAAAACTTACCAATACTTGAAGAATATCAGCTCGAACAGAATGGTAATGTCATAGATGGAGATGGTTCTTATTTGGTTAATATCCCAATGAATTTGGATTATGTTATAACAAATGAATTTGGACAACAAGTAATTTCAAATGACCCAACAAAAGGTATTCCAACAAAAGGTAGATATAGATTTAAATTTAAATGGAATAATGAAGGTGGATTGCAAAATCAATTTTTAAGGGCAAACTTCCTTGTACCAAACGTAAGAGAACATGGATGGCAAAGTTCGGGTAATGACCCATTAGACCCAAATAGCTCCTCAACGTTTACATATACTATACCACAAGGTTCAACAAATGGTCCAATCACAACATTACCAGGAGCCGGTGGGTTAGTATTAGAAAACACATCAAATGTTGAGGATTTTAACATTTATATAAATGGTGTCCTTTATCCCGGAGACCCAAATGTAATACCAATACCAGCCGGTACAATTCAAATTGATGCGAACCCAACGGACCCAAACTTACCACAAAGTTTTAATTTTACATATTATCAATCTGATTATTTTGATTTATTAAGATCATATACATTTAGTTTGGATTGGGATGATTATGTTGATCCATCATCAGCAATTAATTGTGATGATACATTTTATGAGTTTAATTACAATAAAGTATATACCACGTCACAATTTCTTGATAGATACAAAAAAGGAATTGGTAGGGCAAAACATTTAGGAATAAAAGAAATTGACAATAGAACTTGTAAATCAACCGTAAATACATTTCCAGTAAATGATATTATACGAAATTTTGATTTTATATTTTTTGTTTTTAACATACTAATAAACATATTAACAATCCCAATAATTGTTTTATTATTTGTTGCCCACTTAATTTTATTTATTTGGCCAATTTTAAAATATCTACTTATCGTTTTAGGTCTTTATTTTGCATATGATGCGGTAAGAGATGGTATTGATTTAGCAAACTCAATTATTGAAGGTACTGCGTTTTCACCACTTGGTGGTCCTGTTGTAAATATTGGTTTGTACTTTAGGATTGCAGCACAAGCATTATCTGTCATATTTAGACTTGCACTCTCTGTTGCGTTTATTATTTTTACGGTAAAATATTTAATAAGGATTAAAAATTTCCCAAGGATTGGTCTCCCAATGATTTCATATCCGGACTGTACAACTTGTGATTGTGATTGTAAAAATGCCTCACCAGATGATGATATTACAACACAGTCTGTTTCTGCTGAAATTGAAGCACAACAAAATTCAGGTCAAAATAGTGACAACACTTTTATTTTATCACAATCAAATTCATTTTTAGCACCAATTGGAATTTCACAATCATATGAAATAGAACACCCAAATTATAAAAATCCGGACTATGTTAATATTGATAGTAGTAGTGATGGTCCTTTTGGTGGTAGCGCCGGTGACCCAGATTATCCGACACCACCTTATTATGATTGTAGCGTTAAATCATTACTTGCTGCGGCCAGTTCTCAAGATATTGACGCACAAGTTGTTGCAAGAGCGTTAATTGATATTAAAAGACTTTTTTCTGGTTATGATGTTGAAAGCTCTACCGGTACCGTTAATGAGGATTCTATTTTTTCTAATGAGGGTATATTAAGAAAAGCACCACAACAATTTATTTTTGCTGCAGAAGATAGTTTTGGTATTGATGATAGAGCGTGGGCATTCCCGTTAACAGACCCATTCCCACAAAAATTAAATGATTTTAATACAAGAGATAAATTTTTTAGTAATGTTAATAAAATAAGAACAACTATTAACCCAACACTAAATTCCGGGTATTATGAAGATCAAGTTGTTGTGCTTTTTGCAAATCCAGGAACAAAAGATATTATTGGTAAAGGTAATTTAATCTCATTCCAAGAATGTTCACTATCTAATTGTAGTCCTAATTTAACCGGTGCAACTATAAATCAATTTAATAATAATGCAATAACTGGAACAACATTAACTGGAAATACAACTGTAAGTGTATCTTATGCTACATCACAAACTACAAATACAACAGTACCTTTTATAATTAGTGGTGGCACACAGGTAGACTCATTTTTACAATACCCAATAGATATTGAATATTTCCAACTAATTGAAGGATTTACTGTTAGTGATTTTAATAATGTTGCAAATTTTAGTAACACATCTTTATTTCCAAAAGGGTATTTAAAACATGAGATTAAATTTTTATATTATTGTGGGTCTAGTACATATCAATTTCCATTAGGACCGGCAATTGATGTATTAACAAATTCCCAAAATTATGAAGTTTTAATATTTGTAAGAGGTGTTGACCCAAACACACCAAAACAAACTGTTGAGTATGATATATCTAGAATTTTAGGAAATTCATTCGGTACTAATGTAGTAAGTGGCGAATACTATATGAACATACCAATCCAAGGAGTTGGGGTTAAACCACAATCACATTTTACACCCGATAATAGTAATACGAATTTATATTTTGATTCATACACCTTTACAATTGGTAATGATTTTACACCATTTACATCAACATTACCATATTATTATTTATCAACAGATGACGATTCTGTTGGGTCTCAATCTTATTCACCAAATCCGGGGTTTTTCCCACAAAGAGCGTCACAATCGTCAAATGGATATACAACAATTTCAGATACAAGACAATTACCTTACAATTCAGTTGAATATTTTGGTGGAGGGTCATTTATAGCGTCAAATGTGTATAATGTAAACTCAAATTACCCTGTACTACCCTTAACGACATTCCAAACAGTTACACCAGATAGTGGTGATCAAGGAAAAACACAAATTGGTTATACAACTAACAAATATTACGGTTGTTATTCACCATCCTATATTAGACAATCATTAGCACCGATAAACTTCTCAAACAAAAATAAAATTGTAATGAGAAGTGATAGATTACCAACATCAACAAAAGTTGAATTTGGTGTTGAAAATACAACATCATATGCCTTACATCAGAATAATAATTTTACTTATTTTTCTGCCTGTGGACAACAAACATCACCAACAACAGGTATTGCATCAGATTTACCAGGTGGTGAAAATGTT